CTTGAGTCAGGCGGACGGGGTAACCCGCTCCGCTTAGCTTTAGAGCTAAAACATTGCCCTGTAAAGGTCAATTACTTCGCCAATGGCGACATCATCGCTACGGCGCAAGCCATAGGTGGTGACGCAAATGGTATCGCACATTGGAAGCAGACAGTAAAGTCTGCGACCGTGGACTACCGGTTCCTAGTTAACACTGATTAACCTATGAATACCGAAGTAGTGCCAACATGCTCTATGAAACGTGAAGATGTACACGTTGCTAGCATAGAAGAGTATAAACTCATCGCGGCCCTACTTTGCGACGCACAAGCGTTGCACAGTAAGGTTTATTCCACGCAGTCTCTAGCCTCCGATCTCGAAAGGGTTCGGAAAGCCTTGAGGCGTGAAGGGTTGTCCTTTCTTACGAAAGAACTACCTCGTCTCGGCAAAGCCTTTGATAGGGCTTTGACGGGTATGACACGCTACAATGTAGTTAGCGAGGGTCTTCCCTCGCTTTACGAAAATGTATACCCAGATTTCCTGGGTGGCATAATTGGAAGCGTGTTTGATAACTGTGGCCGGTTAAAACCGGAACCCTGTGTAACTTGTATCAAAACGATAAGGCTTATCATGTTCGTATTTTATAAATACGAACTGCCTTACCTGATAGAACAAGAACGTGAAGTCATCGCGCAATTCGAAAGAACTGAAGATGAAATCATTCCATACGACGAACTGTTTAGCGAAATCGCTAAACTCGTTGATTGTAACGTTAGTGGTTACGAGCGGGTGTTCCCCGCTTCGGCAGCTGACGTTATCCGGCGTGCTCGAGTCCTCTTATCGAGGGTCTTCCGCACGTTTGACCATAAAGACATCTATCCAAAGCACGGACCCGGTGCCGTCTCAACAGGAGAACGGTATTGGGGCAAGTACAAATGGACTAATGTCCCCGACCGAATCGCTGAGACATACCCCATCGACGAATATTATTTCTCGTCTTTGAGCCATGTCTGCGACCGACTGAGTGACTTAACGTCACTGACGTCTCACGAGACCTCGGCCAAGATTACTCTTGTTCCGAAGGATTCTCGAGGACCCCGCGTCATCTCTTGCGAACCACTTGAGTTTCAGTGGATCCAACAAGGGCTGGGCGGAGCAATAGTACGGCATATTGAGCAGTGTCCTTTAACTAGGGACGCCGTTCATTTCACAGACCAAACCCCAAATCGTTGCGGAGCATTGTTAGGCTCTATCAACGGTCGGTACGTTACGCTTGACTTAAAAGAGGCAAGCGATCGCGTAAGCGTTGGTCTCGTTCAACTCCTCTTCCCAGAGCCCGTTCTTACGGCTCTGCTGAATACAAGGAGTCTATCAACCAAAATGCCTGATGGCAGGGTGTTAAAACTCAGGAAGTTCGCGCCAATGGGGAGCTCTTTATGCTTCCCTGTATTGGCGTTAGTGACCTGGGCCATCCTCCATTCATGCATTGACGATACAGATGCGAAAACTCGCATCCTAGTATACGGCGACGACGTGATCGTTCCAACGGAGCAATCCGAGTGCGCGATCAAGTGGCTTGAGTTATTTGGTTTAAAAGTAAACCGTGACAAGAGTTGCACCAGCGGATTCTTTCGTGAATCCTGTGGCATGGACGCTTACAAAGGCGTTTGTGTCACACCAGTCCGTTTCAGGACTGTCTGGGCGCGTCAGCCATCGCCTAGTGTCTATTGTTCGTGGATTAGTTATGCTAATTCATTATATAGTAGGCAGTTCTTCAACACGTACGACGTAATTGTCGGATTGCTCGCGTCTGTTTACAGAGCGATACCATCTACAAGCATGAATCTTTCATGCCCATCACTTGTTGAAGTGCCGGAGTCATT